ATAAGGATAGCCAAGGTTTTAGAGAAGTAATAGCTGGCGTTAAAAGCGGTACTATAAGCGTAGAAGGGCTTGTAGATTATACCGATACCGTTAGCTTTGCTGACTTTAGTACCTTGTTACTGACTAGAGAAAAAACAGAGTTTTACTTACAACAAGCTAGCGGGGGTATTATTTATAACGGCGAAGGCTTTGTATTAAGCGCTGAACAAGTGGGCGCTATGGAAACAGCTTGTACTTACAGTTTAGAACTTGAACTAACGGGCCTTTATGTAGCCTAATACACTAATAAAAAAATAAGTATATTTGTATAAAATTTAACGATATGGCTAATACAGTTTTTAACGGTACCGATTTACTACTTAAAGTTGCATCTAGCGACGGGTCAGAAGCTAACATAGGGCATACTACAAGTTGTTCTTTGTCTTTGTCAGTTGACTTACCAGAGGCTACTACTAAAGATTCTAGCGGTTTTCAAGAAGTAATAGCGGGCGTAAAGTCTGGCGAAATTTCTTTCGATGGTCTAGTAGACTATACAGATAGCCAAAACGCAGCTGAATTAAATGACTTTTTACTTAATAGAACTAAGTTGTTTTTTGAGTTTGGTACGTCTACTACTGGCGACCAACTTATTAGCGGTGCTGGGTTTTTGTCTAGCTTAGAAATGAGCGCCGAAATGGAAAGCCCTGTAACTTACAGCGGTTCTATTACTATTACTGGTACTATTACAACAGCTACTAACTAGTAGGTAACGAATTAAAAGGGCTAGTAAGGGCTAGCCCTAAATTTATATAAAATGGCAAACAGAAAACGAGGGTATTATACCTTAAAACTAGGCGGTAAAAACCGTACACTTCATTTCTCTATGAACTTTTGGGCCAACTTTACAGAGGGCTTAAAAATATCTTTAGATCAATTAGGCGACGTCTTCAAAGATGGTTTAAGCCTTACCGATATTAGACTACTTATTTATAGCGCGTTACTAGCTAACGATCAAGAAAACGGTAACGATATTGATTATAACCAGTATACTGTAGGCGCCTGGCTAGAAGACTTAACAGCGGACCAGCTTAACGATATTGTAGAGGCCCTTACAGAAACTAAAATACTAGGTAACGATCTTAATATGGGTATCAAACGTAACGTTACGCAAAGTACCCGCCCGCAAAAAAAAACAGCCCCCTAACCTGGGACAGTTTACTAGACTACTATATAGGCCAAGTAGGTATACGACCCGCCGACTTTTGGGCTAATACTTGGACCGAAAACCAGCTACTAGGCGAAAGCCATAGTATAAATAACTATTTAGATTGGGAGCGTACGCGCTATTTAGCTACTATGCTATTTAACGTAAACTGTACAAAACGTAGTCAAATGATTACGCCAGACAAACTTTTTCCTTTACCCCAGGACGTATACCTAGAAAAAGGTAAACCCAAAAGTACAAAAGAAGACTACGAAGCGTTTTTAGAAAAATTAAACAAAAGTAAAAAGAACGTCAAAAGCGTAGATGGTTTTGATAAAAAATAAAGCGCTAAAAATTTCGTAATTTTACGGCTATAATTTATACCTATGCCAGACAACAAACTACGGGTAATTCTACAAGCCGATACTAGCAAATTTACCAACAGCCTAAACAAGGCTAACAAACAAATGGTAAACTTTGGTAGGTCGATGACTAAGGTAGGTAAAAGCCTTAGTATAGGTTTATCGGTACCCTTAGCCGCGGCTGGCGTTAAAGCACTTACAAGCGCCGCAAAGTTTGAAAAACTACAAACCCAGTTAAACGTTCTTACTGGGTCCGCTGACAAAGGCGCCGAAAGTTTTAAAAGGCTTGTTGAGTTTTCCGCTGGTACGCCGTTTCAACTAGACCAGCTAGTAGAAGCAAATAATACTTTAATGGGTTTTGGCGTAAGCGCCGAAGACGCTTTTAAGCACTTACAAAGTATAGGCGATATAGCGGCTGTTAGCGGTGGCGATCTTAAAAATATATCTGTAGCGTTTGGGCAAGTTGCCGCAAGTGGCCGATTAATGGGCCAGGATTTATTACAGCTTATTAATAACGGGGTACCTATTATAGATATGCTTAGCGATAGTATGGGAGTAGCTAAGTCTGAAATAAAAGATATGGTAAGCGAAGGCGCCGTAACTTTTCCTGTACTTGTTAAAGCTTTTGAAGACAGCACTAGAGAAGGCGGTAAATTTGCTGGCGGTATGCAGCAATTAAGCGGCACGCTAGGCGGGGTATTTAGTACTTTAAAGGATAACGTAAATATAGCGTTTGCCGAAATAGGTAAAAGTATAGTTGAAAGTACCGATCTAGTAGAAGTATCTAAAAAGCTTATAGCTAGAATACAAGAACTAACCGAAAAATTTAAAGCACTAAGCCCAGAAACTAAAAAAACTTTATTAGTTATTGGCGGTATAGCCGCAGCCATAGGCCCAGCACTTATTTTAATTGGTAAATTATCTATTGGTTTTGGCGCTGTTGCTAGAGTTTTACCTATTGTAGCCACTGGTTTTAAACTACTTACTACGGCTATGCTAGCTAACCCTATTTTAGCTGTAGCCGCAGCGGTTACTACTTTAGGCGTAGCGGTTAGTAGATATTCTAAAAAGCAAAGGGACGCTAGACGCGAAGAAATGGTAGGCGGTAAAAGCGTTATACAATTACAACAAGCTATAGCCGACGAAGAACAAAAACTACTAGATATATCTAACTCAAAAATTAAAAATAAAAACCAAGAGGCCCGTAAAGTAAAGCGTAGGATAGCTATTTTTCAAGAACAAATAGAAGTTTTAAAACAAGAAAAAGCCGCTACAGACGAAGCTACTACGTCTACAGACGAATACAGTAAAGCACTAGAAAACCTACAAACAAAACTAGTAACCGAAACACCTAGCCCTGGGGCTGCGGGTGGCCGTAAACCAGTTAAAGGCGTAGGTGCTATAAGTACCACTGGCGTACAAGCTGTAGGCGCCGACCCTGTAGCGCAACTAGCCGAAAGCGTAGGTAATTCAAACGCTGAACTAGCCGCTAAGCTAGACGTAACAAAACAAACACTAGCTGCAAAACAAACCGAAATGGTTGTACTAGCGCAGCAATTTAACGAGCAATTAGCGCCTATTTTTGAAGGTGGCCTAGAACAGTTAGCTACGGGTATAGGTGGCGCTTTAGGCGAAGCTATGGCCACTGGCGGTAACGCCGTACAGGGCTTAGCGCAAGTTTTACTAAGTGGTATAGGTAATATGGCTACGCAATTAGGACAGTTAGCTATAGGTACTGGTATAGCTATTGAAGGAATTAAAAAGGCTTTACAAAGTTTAAACCCTGTAGTAGCTGTAGCCGCTGGTATAGCGCTTGTAGCTTTAGGTTCGCTTGTAAAAGCAAAAGCCGCAGCAATAGGTAAAGGTGGCGGCGGTGGCGGTGGTATACCCGCGTTTGCTAACGGTGGTATAGTAAGCGGTCCGACCCTTGGCTTAATGGGCGAATATGCGGGCGCTAAAAGTAACCCAGAGGTTATAGCGCCACTTAATAAATTACAAGGAATGATAGGCGATAGACAGCCGCAACAAGTAAACGTAGGCGGTGAATTTCAATTAAGAGGCCAAGACCTTATAGTAGCTTTGCAACGTGCCGAAAAACAGCGCGGCCGAATTAAATAAAAATTATGGCGTACGGGGTAAAATTTAAACTAGATTTTGACGATGTACTAGGCAACGGCAAACGCTTAGAAATACTACAGGATAGTTATACTGGAGACGTTAAAAGCCTTGTAGGTACTGGCGACCCTGTTGTAATTAAATGGGACGCTGACGACGATATCTATAGCCCTATAATTGGTTCTACTTGTACTATTAATTTGTTTCAAACTGACAATACCGATTACGATACTTTTTTTGATGCTGACGAACGAGAATACAAAGTAGTAATAAGCGCCGCTCAAACAGTGTTTGATATATATAAAGACAGAGTACAACAAGACGGCGGTTTTGTTGAAGCTAAAAGCTGTATAGATAATATAATAACTGAATACTACGATACTGAAAGCTATTTTAATAAAAGGGTACTAGACGACGGCGGTGTAACTGAAAGCTTAGACTGTATAGGCGAAATACTAACTGTAGAACGCCGTAATATATACACCACTTACTGGGCTGGCTGGCTCATTACAGATCAATATACCGAGGCTATGGCACCTAACCCGCAGCCAGTAACACTTAAAGCTATAGATGCTTTAGGCGAATTAAACGCCTATACCCCTAGCGTAGATACTAACACTAGAATTATAGACCATTTTGTAACTGGTTTAAATAATTTAGAACTAGACCTAGACGTATATGTAAATAATGATATACGCCACGTATTGCTAAATATATTTGGCGATGACTTCTACTTTAATATCGAAAAATTTAACGGTAATAACACTTCGGCCGAGGCTATAGACTTACAGCTATTTGATAATAACTACGAGTTTTTTAACTATAAAGAACTTATAGAAGCTTTACTACAAAATATAAACGGTAGGATATACCAGTCTAGCGGTAAATGGGTTATAGCTAATAACAGTACATACAGCGAAATTAGAGTACAAGACGATATACAAAATATATTACAAGACGGCGGTACATTACCCACTGATATAGAACAAAGGCGCCTAAATTACTTAAAGCAAAACGTAGAATTTACAAGCTTTAGAAAATACAACTATTCTACTTTAACCGAAACAGCATATAAAGAACAAGCGCTTAATAAAATAAAAACAGACGTAGTGCCGCTAGATCAAAGTTTGGCACGTGAATTTCAGCGGGGTTTTAAAGAAATTGAAATAGAAGTAGAAAACACTAGAGTAATTGACGAAGACCATAATACAAGTTTTGAATATGGTAATACTGGCTATACTATTAGCAACGGTTCTGTAGTAACTAATGATATACGTAAAACTGGTATTAAAAGTTTTAAAGCTACTAATACACAAAGCGGTAGCGGTAACCCTACTACTTCACTATTTACAACAGCTTACTATATACAAGATGGCGGGGCCGAACGTAAAATAGAAACAAGCTACTATTTTGATACTGGTAACATACAGCAAACTAGTACTAATACTGGATTTTTTTGGTATAATATAAGCGCTTTTAACGGTTCTACTTTTAGGCACTATAACACTACTACAGACGCTTGGAGTAGTACAATAAGCTACCAAAAAATTGAGTTTACAAAAGACGCGGCCGACAAGTGGATAAACCAAAGTATTACTATACCGCCAGATACTGCAAGTGGTTTTAACGGTCCTGGCGTAAGTACAAGGCTTATAATTTACGCGCCTTACCAGCCAGTATTTACTAATTACCAAGGTATTTATATAGATAATATAGCCATACGCCAAGACACCAGCGTATCTACGCCAAACTTAAAAGCAAGCCGATCAAAGTTTAAGCTATCGCAAAGTAGTACTACAAATAGCGTAATAGATAATAAAAAATACAGTTTTCAAATCGGCGGTGGTAACGTGTTTGGCGGCGTAATAGGTGCCGACTATACTAGATATGAACCAGATTTTTTAGTAAGTAACGTATACCAGTTGCCGTATTTACGCGAAGTTGTATTACGCCAACAGCTAAACGATTATAGGGGTACTTTAACTAGATACGAAGGTACACTATACAACAACAACAGCCAACCCCTTAGTATGCTTAGTAAAGTATGGGTAAACTTTGGCGAAAATATACTACAAGAAAATAATAGCTGTATTATGGACGGCTTAGAATATAACGTAAAGCGAAATACCTATAACGTTATTATGCACACGCCTAACCAAGATAACGACGTAAGCGCTACGTTTGAAGACACTACAGAAAGCGTAGTACAGTTGTAACGACCCTTGTTTGCTGCCAGCCGCCAAAATAACGACTTGTTTGAGGCGGCTTTTTTTTGCAATTATTTTTTAAAATAGTATTGTAATTACAAATTTTTTTTTAATCTTTGTGCAAATTAATACTATGAATAGCACTTTTAAAGACGAACTAAAAAGGCTAAAGCTAACGCGTAACGACGTTTGTAACTTGTTGGGCTGTACTTACCCAACGCTGCAAAGTAGAATAAATAAACCCGACAGTTTTACTTTACAGGAATTGAAAACGTTACAAGGCGCGGGTTTTGATATTTATAAATTTATTGAAATTACCTAAATGAAAACAGTAAATATAAAGGGTAAAGAGTACGTAACGGTAAACGAGCGGCTTTTACACTTTAGAAACGCCGCCGAATATAAAGGCTGGCGTATAGTTGAAGACCTTGTAGGGCTAGACGAAAAAGAGGGTATTTTTAAAGTTACTATTATGGACCCAGAGGGCAACGAAATAACAAGCGCCCACGCACAAGAATACCGCGATAGTAGCTATATTAATAAGACTTCATTTTTAGAAAATGGCTTTACTAGCGCTTTAGGGCGCGCCCTTGGTTATCTAGGTATTGGTATTGATCTATCTATAGCAAGCGCCCAAGAAGTGGGTAACGCTGTAGTAAACCAAGAAACAGATAACAAAAGCTGGCTGACCGAAGAACAGTTAGAGGC